CTCGGAATCGCAGTACATAAATCTTCTGGTCTTACCGACATTAAAATTTTAACTGGTCAGAAGTATAACAATCGTATAGAATCAACAATTAACGTACAGTATAGTATCTCAGCAAATATCGACACTTTACGGATAGATACAGCAGAGACAACATTAATCATAGATAATTAAGGAGCTAGTCAATGAGCGCAAATATCAGTAATGTCATCAATGTTTCTCTTTCCGCTGACGGTGAAATAGCAGACAGAGATCAAATGAACGTCGTAGCAATTATGACATCTCAGCAAGACGGAACAATTTCGACAGCTAATCGCTATGAAAGATATATCGACGCCGCAAGCGTAGCCTCAGACTTCGGTTCTGATAGCGCGATGAGTTTATATGCAGCGAGCTTTTTTGCAACACAGCCGAACTCTATTAACGCAGGTGGAGCACTGGTCGCAGGATATTGGAGGGGCGCAGAAGAAACAGTCGCTGCAACATCAGCAATACTAACAGGAGCGCAGATATCAGAAGCAACTCTTGTAAGTCAATTACAAGAAATCTCTGATGGATCTATGAGCATCGATATCGACGGAGCTACCGAAGCACTAACAGCAATAGATTTCAGAGAAGTCACAGAGATGTCAGATATCGTAACTGTTATTGATGACAAGTTATCAGGCGGCACAGCGAGTTATAATTCTAGCAACCTAACTTTCCTTATAACATCAGATACTACTGGCGTGGCGAGTTTAATCACTGTAGCGTCTACCGGTGCTACCGGAACTTTTGTGGGAACATTACTTGGACTAGCGTCAGGAACAGGAGCTGTAGCAACGCAAGGAGCTGATGTCGTTGTTTTATCAGTAGAGACAAAGACAGCGGGAATGACAGCGTTGAAAGCCGCTATCAATATCAAAGGTGCGATGTTCATCGACAAACCTTCTGATGCTGACGTCGCTCTCTTAGCAACATGGTCGCAGGCAAATGATGTTCTTATGTATGACGTCTTTAGCGATACAGATAATCTTGTCGTCGATACAACAAATATCGTCTGGTCTATAAAGCTTGCAGGACAAACAAACTATCGCATGCTTTATAGTAAGTCGGCAAACAGAAAGATGGCAGCATCTTACATGTCACGAGTTCACAGCGTTAATTTTGGCGCAGAAAACTCCGCTATCACGATGCATTTGAAACAGCTATCAGTTCCCGCAGAAGATTACACTCAAACACAGATCACTAACGCAAAAACCGTTGGTCTTGATCTTTACACTACTATAAAGAATACTTCTGTTGTACTAACAAGCGGAGCGAATGATTTTGTAGATAATCGATACAATATCATAGCTTTCATCGATGCTTTGCAAACTGATTTATACAATTTACTTGCATCATCAGGAACAAAAATACCTCAGACGCTTCAAGGCGTTAATCGTTTAGTCGATCAAGCTGAAAAGACAACTAGAGAGTTTGTAAGAGCGAGCGTTTTTGCTCCTGGAACTTGGACTAGCACAGATTTCTTTGGTAATGTTACAACGTTCAATCAGAACATCGAAGATAATGGATTTTATTTCCTTGCAGGTTCTTTAGCAGATCAGTCTGTTGCAGATCGTGCGGCTAGGAAGTCACCGGTTATTTCTGGCGCTGTAAAAAATAGCGGCGCGATTCATTCAGCCGATTTGGTAATATACTTTAATCTTTAAAAAAGAGGCTTAACAATGGCTACAATTTCAGTTTCAGCAAGCGCAACTACACTCGTTCTTAACGGGACGGCAATAACAGATACAGTATCAGGTGATATCATAACACTCACGCCAGTAAATCCCGCAACGGCTCAGATCAACGCTTCAAACGGCGGAGTTAATATAATAGAAAGGACGGATAAAGGCGTATTTGATCTTGTTATCAGAGTTCAGAGATTCAGTGGGTCAGACGTTTTCTTAAACAATACCCTTCGCGTATCTCCTCCAACTGTTTTAAACGGATCGCTAAAAGAGAATTTTACACGTGACGGATCAGATTTCGTGGAATCGTATTTACTAGAAAGCGGAAGCATAACTACACAGCCGACAAAAACTGTGAACGACGAAGATGGTAATGCTCTTTCAGAGTATACGATTAGATTCCGAAATGCTACCCGCAACCTTTAGGATATAATTTTTTATGACTGACGAAGAATTAAAAGCTTTAGAAGCCCATGAAATGATAAAAGCTGTCTATGAAGATGGCGAAGCTGAAATCAATGGGCGTGTATATAAGTTGACTAAGACAACTCATAAAAAAAGACGAAAGATTTTCGCTTTTTTCACGTCGATTGAACAGGGTACTTTTTCATTCCTTGAGACTGCAGAGTTCGAAGATGTCGAGAAGATAATCAGCGATATAATCTTATTTGAGGGAGATCTTCTTTCACGTCTTCCAGATCATTGGGAGAATTACCCAGAAGATTATATACTATTTGTTAGCACTATGATGGGGGCGTTAAGCTACCCTTTTTTGAAAGGAGCCGTTGGAAGCTCAAAGTAAGCTTGCCATCGGCAGAACCTAGCTTGATTTCGAAAACCAATGTCAGTGATGACGACATGACGATTTTTTATTTATCGAAGCAAGGCTACGGTAGTATCGTAGAAATAAGAGAACTCGATACCACTGAGTTTCTTGATCTTGTAGAGTTCGAGCAGATAACAAAAGCGATAGAACAGCATAGCATCGCCGAAGCGTCAAAGAGGTAAATCATGGTCGCCGTAACGTCACTCGTAACCAAATTCGTTTTCCAGGGGAACACAGCACCTCTCGCAAATTTCAACAAAGGAATGGGAAAAAGCATACTGCTAGTGGGAAGTCTTACAGCAGCAGCCGCAGCTTCCGCCCTTGTTCTTGCTCGATGGTCTAACAGCACACTAATGGCTTTAAAGCCTCTTATAGAGCTTTCAAAACAGACTGGAATATCAGTCCAGAACATACAAGAACTATCGAATGCGGCGGTTCTCAGTAGCTCAAGCATGCAGGCAATGCGATCAACGCTTTCAAGCTTAACTAATAAGATTGGAAGTGCTTCCTTAAGCGGCGACGCTGATTTCTCAAGGCTTGGAATTTCAATAAGAACAGCTGCCGGGGAGATAAAGACCGCTGATATTGTTCTTGGTGAAGTTTCTCAACGTTTCAAAGAGCTTAATTTCTCTCTTGCACAGCAACGGTCGATGGCGTCATCTCTTGGAATAAATCCAGAGTTGCTTGAGCTACTAGGCAAAACATCGAAAGAATTCAAGGAGCTACGAGAACAGTCAAAAGGTTTTAGCGTCCTTACGGCTCAACAACTTAAACAAGTAGACTCATACCATAAATCCATTGCTAGACTAAGCCTCGGATTTGATTCTCTTAAAAATCTTATCGCTGTAGGTCTTGCGCCAACGCTTGAAAAGCTCTCCGATGGTTTCAGCAATTTCTTAGAGAGCAATCAAGAATCTATAGTGAATGGAATAAAGGCTACGGCAGAAGCGTTTTCTGAACTGTTCGGATTATTTGGAAGAATGCTACCTCTCACGGCTACGCTTACAGCTTTATTCACGGGAATGTCGATAGTGACGGGTGGGCTTGCGGCAACCCTTTGGGCTGCGGCGGCTCCTATTCTTGCAATAGCTGCGGCGATCACTGCTGCGGCAGTCGTCATCGATGATCTTACTATGCCTCTGAGGGGTGGGAAGTCCGAAATTATTGATGGAGTAGCAGGAGTTATTAAAAGCCCTAATTTCATCGGCGGAAAAGTTGGAGAATGGCTAGGTCGTGGAAGTGAAAGCTCGAATATTACCCAAAATAACTCGATACAAGTCAATACTACGCTTGAAGAAGTCGGTGAAGTGATCTCAAACAATATTCAATATCAACTTGAAGATACTCAAAAACAAGCGATAGCGAGCGGAGGGGGTATATAATGTCTATTATAAAAGATTTCATCGATGGTCATTTCCTTCCTACAAAAACAAAAGAGATAGGTATCGGCGGTTTTACTGCTCTTGTAAGAACTAGAGAAAGATATATAAGAACGTCAAGCGTTCCGACAACATATCTTGAAGATGGAAGTCATATAAACGATCATATAATCAGAGATCCTCTTGTCCTTCTAATCGAAGGAAACGTTTCAGACGTACATATTCGCCCTTCCAAGCTACTTGAAACGATAAAGAGAACACAGGGTTACATCGGTATAATAACACAGTATATACCTGAACGGACAGAGGCTCAAGCAAACAAAGTCGAAGAGATAACAAACAATTTTATATCTGCAGTAAATAAGATAGATGCGGCTATAGAAGCAGGAGAACAGCTTTCAGGGTTCATCGGTCTTGTCGATGCGGCGTCGAAGAGTAATATAGAAGCTTTTATTGGCGACATGGAATCTTTTTATCAAAGCGATGAACTCATCGAAATCGATACGATATCGGGATTGCATGAAAAGATGAGGATTACACATCTTGAAGTCGAGCGTGATAATGAATTTAATGCGATATCTTTCAGGATAGAAGCAAAGCAGCTTCGATTTGCAGAAAGTATTTTTACGAAAACAACCCTT